CAACGGGCCGGGGCGAGCCCGGGGTGGCGCTAGTGAGGCTGCCGGAAAACTGGGTTAACGGGGTTAACGCCGGGCGGTCGGGTTAACGGTAAACGCGAGACGATGGACAGCATGAGCCCGGCCGAAGCCGTCACGGGCGGCGTCTGGGTGACGTACGCCGAACTGGCGCGCCGCCGCGGCGTGTCGCGGGCGGCGATCACCAAGCGCGTCAATCGCCTCGCCGCCGAGCGGCGGATCGAGACGCGCGCCGAAGGCAGCTCGCGGCTGGTCGAGCTGGCGTCGTTCGACAGGGCAATCGGCGAGGTCGGCGACGCGGTGAAGGCGCTCGCGGCCGAAACGGTGCGGGCACGGCGCGGCGGACGTCGCCCGGAAGACGGCGCGGCGGACATGAGCTGGCCGGCTGGCAGCCCGGGGGACGAAGGAAAAGGCCGCGAATCGTCGCGCATGCCCGGCACGCTCGCCGCGGCGCAGACCGAACGGGCGCAGTACGAGGCCAGGCTGAAGGCACTGGACCTCGCCGAGCGGCAGCGCCTGGTGCTGCCGATCGGGGGCGAGCACGGCGTCGAGACCGCGGTGACGGCGATCGGGATCGCCCTCGCACGCGATGCCGACGGGCTAGCGCGCTACGCCGACGACATCGCCACCGCAGTGTCGAAGGACGGCGTCGCCGGCGCCCGCCGCGTGCTGAAAGAAATCGGTGTGCGCTTCCGCGAGACCTTCGCGGCGTCGCTCGCCGCACTCGCCGCCGACGGAGAGGCTGCCGAAAAGGCCGGCCCGATCGAGACGGAGACCGAATGAAAATCGTCCATTCGCGTTCGGCGCTGGCGGTGATCGCCGGCGCGCTGGCGGCCATCATCGCGCCGCCGGCGCCGCTGCCGCCGTCGGCCTGGGCGGCGCAGAACCTCGTGCTGCCGGACGGGCCGCGAGCAAACGACTATTGGGCGCCGGACCTGGCGCTGCACATCGTCGAGATCGTCGATGCGCTCGGCCCCGATTCGGCGGTCAACGAACTGGCGGTGATGAAGTCGGCACAGACCGGATTCACCACGGGACTGATCATCCTGGCCGGCCACTCGATCGATCGCGACCCGTGCCGCATGATGATCGTGCAGCCGACGTCGGGCGCGCTGTCCGACTTCAACCGGGAGAAGCTGCAGCCGTCGATCGATGCATCGCCGGTGCTGCGAGACAAGGTGCGTGGCGGCACGTCGCGCTCGGCGGAAGGCTCGACTGCGACGTCGAAGCAATATGCGGGCGGCTCGCTGACGCTGGCGATCGCCAGCTCGGCGGCGGACCTCCGGTCGAAGACGATCAAGAAGGCGTTCCTCGACGAGATCGACGAATATCCGGAGGATCTGGACGGGCAGGGCGACCCGATCGAGATGGTCGAGGCCCGGCAGATTTCGTTCCTGTCGACCGGCGACTGGAAGCGCCTGAAGATATCGACGCCGACGATCAAGGGCGCTTCGCCGATCGAGGCGGCATACCTCGCCGGGGACCAGCGGCGCTGGCACGTCGCATGCCCCGGCTGCGGCGAGCGCTTCGTCTTCGAGTTCGACCGCACGCAGTTCCGCTTCAACGAGGCGGCGCCCTACCAGGCGCACTACGTGACGCCGTGCTGCGGAACGATCATCGAAGGCCATCAGAAGAACGCGGTCTACCGGACCGGCCGCTACATCGCCACGGTTGCCGAGCCCGGCCGGCGGCCGAGCTATCATTTCGACGCGATGTCGTCGCCGCTGGTGCCGTGGGACGAGGTCGCGCGCAAGTTCGTCGAGGCGGCGGGCGACCCGCTGAAGCTGAAGGCGTTCTACAATCTCTGGCTCGGCCTGCCCTACGAGGTGCGTGGCGACGCGCCAGACCACGTCAAGCTGATGGAACGGCGCGAGCACGACATCGTGCGCGGCCACATCCCGCCGCTCGGCCTGATCCTCACCGGGTCCGCCGACGTGCAGATGCGCGGCATCTACTGGGAGGTGAAGGCCTATGGGCCCGATCGGCAGAAGTGGGTGGTCGACGCCGGGATCATCGAAGGCGAGACCAACGATCCGCATTCCGGCGCCTTCCTCGATCTGGCCCGGGTGCACGATCGCGCATGGCCGGACGCCTATGGCGGAACGCGGAAGGTGGACGCCTTCGGCGTCGATTCCGGCTTCCGCACCCATGTCGTCTACACGTGGTGCCGAGGGCGCACCGGCGCGTTCGCGCTGGACGGCCGCGACGGCTGGTCGAAACCGGCACTCGGCCTGCCGACGGCGCAAGACATCGACTTCAACGGCAAGCGGATCCGCAAGGGCGTGCAGTTGTGGCCGGTCGGAACCTGGCCGCTGAAGGGCGCCCACTACGACGACCTGCGCAAGGAAGGCGTGAAGGCCGGCCAGGAGAAGGACCCGCCCGGCTACTGCCATTTCGGCACGTGGCTCGACGAGGTCTATTTCCGCCAGATCACGGCCGAATACCTCGCCAGCGAAAACTATCGCGGCCGGGTGCGGCGGGTGTGGAAGGTGCGCAGCGGCGAGGAAAACCACTTCCTCGACTGCACGGTCTACAACGACGCGCTCGCCGACTATCTCGGCCTGTCGCGCATGACGACGGACGAGTGGGCTGCCCTGGCCTCCGAGCGCTGCGCGCCGGAGGTGGTGAAACACCCGGAACTGTTCGCCGCCGGGCCACTCGCGGTGCAGAAGCCGCGGTCATCTGTACCGGCGCCGCCATCGGCCCGGCGCGAAGACGACGATACCGGAGAAGGCATCCGGCGCCGTGGATGGCTGGAGAACTAGCGAATGGCTTGGACGCAGGCAGATCGTGACAAGTTGGCGGCGGCCATCGCGACCGGCGCGCGGCGCGTGCGTTTCCAGACGCACGAGGTCGAGTATCAGTCAATGAGCGACATGCGGGCCGTTCTTGCCGAAATGGACGAGCAGCTAAACCCGGCAGGGCCGGCAATACGCCGGACCGCCGCCGAGTACAGCTCGGGGGTATGATGGAACGGACATTCCTCGACCGCCAGATAGAGCGCATCGCGCCCGCATTCTATCGTCGGCGCCTTGCCGCGCGCCTCGAGATCGAAATGATGCGCGAGGCGCGGCAGGCTTACGACGGCGCTACGAGAGGTCGCCGGGCTGCTGGATGGCGTGCCGCTGGAACGGACGCGAATGCGGAAATATCCCGCGGCGGAGCGCGGCTGCGAAATGTCGCTCGCGACATGGTCAGGAACAACCCGCATGCGGCTCGCGCCGTCCAGGTCATATCCGAAGGCGTCGTCGGTGCGGGCATCACGCCGAATTTCGCGGGGGTCAACCCATCCGACCTCAAGAGATTGAATGAACTCAAGGCGCGGCATCTCGAGACGACGGCTGTCGATGCCGCGGGCAAGCACGACCTGTACGGGCTGCAGAATCTCGCCGTCCGGTCGCTGGTGGAATCAGGAGAGGTGTTGATCCGGCTGCGCTGGCGGGATCGCCGATCCGGTCTGCCACTTCCGTTTCAGATCGAGGTGCTTGAAACCGACTATCTCGATACGTCGAAAGATGGCGAGACGAGTTCTGGCAATGTGATTGTCCAAGGTATCGAATTCGACAAGAAGGGCCGCCGGCTCGCGTATCATCTCTATGCCCGCCACCCTGGCGGAATTTTCCCGTTCGGTGCTGATTTCGAAAGCCACCGCGTTCCAGCGGAAGAAATCGCGCACCTGTATCGCGTCGACCGGCCTGCGCAGATCCGCGGTGTCACGTGGTTTGCCCCCGTCATCCTCCGAATGCGCGATTTCGCGGACTATTCGGACGCGCAGCTCGTCCGGCAGAAGATCGCGGCGTGTTTCGCGGTCTTCATCCGCAACACCGGCGGTATGGGAACGCTCGCGGGGAAAGGGAAGACGGACGCCGGCAACCCGATCGAATCTGTCGAGCCCGGCATGATCGAGCGATTGAGGGACGGAGAAGAAGTCTCCTTCGGGGTTCCTCCTCAAGTCGAGGGTTACTCGGAATATGCGGTCACGACGCTTCATGAGATCGCGGTCGGCCTCGGTGTCGACTACGCGAGCCTGACAGGCGACAACCGGCAGTCCAACTTCGCCAATTCGCGGATGGGATGGCTCCGGTTCCATCGCTCCATCGAGTCCTGGCAGTGGGGGACGGTCGTACCGTCGGCGTGCGCGCCGATCGGGCGATGGTTCATGATCGCCGCTCAGATCGAGATGGGCAAATACCTGCCCGGCGTTCAGATGAAGTGGACGCCGCCACGCCGAGAGATGTTCGATCCGGGGAAAGAATCGAATGCGGCCCGCGAGGCGATCCTCGCCGGTCTTACCTCGCGCTCGGCCGAAGTCCGGAAGCTCGGTTACGACCCGGAAGAGATGGATGCCGAAATCGCGGCAGACAACGCCAGGGCCGACCGGCTCGGCCTGAAGTTCACGAGCGACGGACGGCTGCAAGCGGCACCGGCGATCGGGCCTGATGCCCCCGCCAATACGGAGGATGAAAAGCAATGACGAGCAAGCTCATCCGAAACGGCGAACTGGTTCTCTATGGGCCTGTCGGCGGTTCTTTTTGGAACGATGCAGGGTTCACGGCTACGGAGGTCGTCTCGGCGCTTGAAGAACTGTCTGGCGACATCACCGTCCGGCTGAACTCTGCCGGCGGGGTGGCGTTCGATGGGATCGCGATCTTCAACTCCTTGAAGAGCCATGCCGGCTCGGTGACCGTCTACGTCGATGCGCTCGCCGCGTCGGCAGCGTCCGTGATCGCCATGGCGGGCGACAAGGTGCTGATGCGACCTGGATCGATGATCATGATCCACGATCCGTCTGGCATTACCTTCGGCACAGCCGACACGCATCGGCGAAACGCCGCCGCGCTCGATCAACTGGCCTCCGCCGCCGCTGAAATCTACCGGGAAAAGACCGGGCTCTCCGAAAAGGAGGTGCTCGACATGATGGACGCCGAGACGTGGATGCGCCGCGATGCGGCGATCGAGAAGGGCTTCGCGGACGCCGAAGCAGACGATGACGGCGCAACCATGTCTCTCCCGGCTTTCGACTACTCGCTTTTTTCAAATGTGCCGGACGCCATCAGACGCGCCCTGCCGACCATCACCCCGGTTGCCGGCGGTGCCAATGCGGTCATGACCGCTCCTCAAACCAAGGAGTCCAAGATGGACACGAATGGAACTGCTCCGGCGGCAACCACGGCGCCGGCCCCCACTGCCACTCCGACCATGGCTGCTGCGCCTCTGGCCGCTGCCACGGCGATCGATGCATCGTCGGCGATCTTCGATGCGTGCCTTGCGGCGGACCTCTCGATTGCCGAAATGAAGACGGTTCGCGACAAGGCCGCCGGGAACCTCGACCGCGCTAAGGACGAGATCATCGCGGTCCTTTCCGCGAGAAGCGCTGCACCCGATACCAGGCCGTCGGCGCATGTGACCGCCGATGCGACCGACCGCTTCCGGGAGGGCGCTGAGAAGGCCCTGATGTTCAAGGCCGGCTTGGGCGGCGAGCGCAACGAGTTTACCGGCCTGCGGCTCGACGCGCTCGCCCGGCATGCGCTGGAGGTGAACAACGTCCGCAACATCGGCACGATGGAGCCGATGCGCATGGTCGGCATGGCGTTCACGATGGCCGGCGGCATGGGAACGTCCGACTTCGCCCACATTCTGGAGAACGTGGCCAACAAGTCCGCTCTCAAGGGCTACAACGAGGCCGGCGAGACCTTCGACGTCTGGACGTCGAAAGGGTATGCGTCCGATTTCAAGGTCGCGAAGCGCGTCGATGCGGGACTGTTCCCGTCGCTGGAGATCGTTCCGGAACTCGGCGAGTACAAGTATGCAAGCATCTCCGACACCGGCGTGCCTGTCGTGATCGCGACCTACGGCAAGATGTTCAAGATCAGCCGGCAGGCGGTGATCAACGACGATCTCGACATGATCGGTAAGACGCCCATGAAGATGGGCCGCGCTGCCCGTCGCACGGTCGGCAATCTCGTCTATGCCATCCTGAATGACAACCCGAACTTCGCCGACGGGACAGCCCTCTTCCACTCTACGCACGGCAATCTTGCCGGCTCGGGCGCAATCCCGTCGGTCGCGACCTTCGACGCCGCCGAGACGGCGATGATGGAGCAGAAGGACAGCGACCAGCACGCAAAGGCTCTCAACATCGTTCCGAAGTATGTGCTGGCCGGCGCGAAGCACAAGAACAAGATCCGCCAGCTTCTCGGGTCGTTCGCCGACCCGTCGCAGGCCAATTCGGGCGTCATCAACACGATGCAGAACGCACTCGTGCCCGTGATCGACGCGCGCATTTCCGGGAATGCCTACTTCTTCGCTGCTGATCCGAACGCTGTCGACACGATCGAGGTGACGTATCTCAATGGCATCGAGACCCCGTACATCGAAGCGAAGGACGGCTGGTCCATCGACGGCAGCGAGATGAAGATCCGTCTCGATGCCGGCGTGAATCTCCTGGGCTACCGCGGCCTCTACAAGAACCCCGGCGCCGCATCCTAACGCTGGCGGTTACACGCTGCGCGGCCAGATGATGGCTGCGCGGCGTGGCGTGATCCTCCTTCCACGCGCGGCGCCCGGCGTCGCCTTTCTCCAAAAGGACAAGACCATGAAGAACTACATCCAGCCCGGCAATCACCTGACCGTGCCGGCGCCCTCCGGCGGCGTCGTCTCCGGCGCTCCCGTCGTCATCGGCTCGCTGCGCGGCTTTGCCACGAAGACTGCCGCCGAAGGGGTTGACGTTGCCATTGCCCGCACCGGCGTCTTCTCCTGCGTCAAGGAGACCGGCGCGGCATGGGCCGTCGGCGACAAGCTCTACCTGAAGGCCGACGGGTCGGCGTTCAACAAGACGTCGTCTTCGAAC